TGCACCAGGTAATAATTTTCCTATTCCGGGAAACTCATCCTTTACAATAGTGCCATCAAAATCAATTGCCAATATCATATCTGTTTATATTTTAATAATTCACGTTCAGTTCTTGCCAGTTGTTTAGCAATAGCTAAATACTTCCGTGTAAGCATTTCATTTTCGTTTTTCAGTGATTCTATCGGGTCGGTAGCAGTTTCACATATATCTGAAGCATAGCGACCTTCTGAGTCGCGTGTTCGTTCCGTAGGCATTGATCGCTTCACAGGAGCTTCAAACTGTATGTACAACTGTTCATTCATTCAGATTTTCTCTAAACCTTGATAATCCGTCCTCATCGTTTATTTCATTTTCCGTATTGTCCAATTCTGCAACCAACACATTGTAGTGCTCAGCTATAAAATCGTTCAGTTTCTCAATATCTTTATTATTGACTTCCGTATGATATTTGAATTTTCCAAAGTCAATAATCTTTTTTGAGCAAATACCACCTTTGCATGAAAAACTATTGAAATAGACCCTGTAATGCATTAAATCAATGCCACTGGTGCGCATATCTCTGAATAGTTTACCGACAGAATAGAGTATTCCTGTTGAAGTGTCAAGTGCATTACTCCACCCCATATTCTTCCATTCAGGAGACACAACCAATTTTTCAAAGAAATCATTACATAACCTGTTAAGCTCTTCGCCTGTTTTAGCCGTTTCACGTCCCCAGGTACCTTTACTTTTGGCTGTGTAATGTTGTTCCATCAGTCATATATAAATCTATCAATTCAAGAAGTCTATACACATTATCAACCCAGAAGCTCATACATTTTCTCATAAGACCTAAGTCTTCCCCTTTTGCATATATGCCAATTATTGGAATTCCAGACCCCCAAGCAGCGCCAACTTCTACACATGCATCTTTTCCGGCGGGACCATAATAAATAACCAAATCGCTTGTTGTAGCTCCAATAATATCAAAATTGAAGCAGTCGTTTGCTTCGGTTGTATTGATCCATTCTTCAAAAATGAATTGCTTATTCCCTTCTTGATTACAGTTTTCTATCCATGAAATTACTTCATGACCTTTTTCCCTTAGAATAGTCGTAAGCATTTGAACTCCATGTTTATTCCTCCAACTTGATGCAATGTAAATTTTCATATTAATATTTATTTCAAAGTGTTATTATTTCTTTTTTAGAGTGATAAGCCGGATATGTCTGACTAACGAATATCACGTATGTTTTGAGTTTCTTTGTTTTCATTAAAAAAATATTTTTACCAACCTCTGATCCGAAGTGTTTTTAGTTTAAATAGCTTGTTTTAATAGTGATTCATAAATGCTCATAGCCACTGCTTCAGCGTTTACTTGTGATTGTGTACATTCGACGGCATTACCGATAAATTTCTTTTGTTCGGCCTTAGTTCCTTTGAGGATATAATCATCACCGAAACCCATTATTCGCTTAAGTTCGTCGATAAATAGCATTCGCATAAATATGTCGGTTATGCCATACTCGTTGCAGAGGTTCTTTAGCTTTATCATTGTTTCGGTATCCGTTTCGTTTATCCGGATCTTACTTTGTCCGTGATTGGCCTGCATCAAATACGGTGGCATTTTGTCCATCCTTGCAATAAGTGTGAAGCATGGTTTTTCAATACTTGCGCCTTTATTATTGAATTGTGGATTCATTAGATAGAAGTGTTTACGGTTAGCCGTAATAACCGGGCAAGGTTGATCTAAACGTCTTCCTATATTGCTGAATTGTGTATCCATTAGCCACTGAGCAGAGACAATGTGTTGTTTTGGGTTTGTAAGTAAAGTTCCGCATGGTTTTTCAATACTTACTGGTTTGCTGTTTCCATATTGTTCATCAATAAACTTTGAAGTAATCAGGGCGAAGCGATCTTTAGTGGTTACAGTTCCGCAAGGTTCAGTTACCGGAGTATTTAAACCGGGTGAATTATACGTCATCAAACTTTGAAACTTTGCCGTTACTACCGTAAATCGATCCTTACATGTTAGCGTTGGAAATGGAGTTTCAAACAAGCGTGGTTTGTCTTTAAAATTGTATGAAACTAAAAACTTATCAGTAGATACGGCCTTTACTAATCCCAATCGGTTTTGAGTGGTGACGGTTGGCGAAGGTTCGTCCACGCTTGGAGCCTTATACTTTCCGTTGACTTGCATCGAATTCCATTTGATAAGGAAATCATTCGTTCCCCCTAAAACGAAGCGCACAACACCGTTTAAAATCCTTTCGAGCGTTGCATCTACTAGAGGTTTATTTCTGTTGAATATACTTTCTCCCTCAATTTCAAGATCTAGTACATCCTTTACGGCTTTCCACTTTTTTAAGCCGTCGGTACCTGTTTTGGAGTGCGTTTGTTCTGGAAAACGAATGTTTACTTCATCTTTAGCGAACAATCCAAAATATCTACTGCGTGAAGTATATGCTCCATAATCGGAAGCATTTAGTTTCTGATAGTCGTACATGTAACCAAGTTTAATCAGATTATCACGCCACTCGGTATAATATATTCCCTTTTGTTCCTTGATCGGTTTACCTGATTCGTTCAGCGGTCCCCAGTCTATGAACTCTATTACGTTTTCAACTCCTATAATATCCGGATTTAATACCTTCACGTAGCGTTCAATATGTTCAGGTAATGATCGACTATCGGCATCGCGTGGCAAACCACCTTTGGCTTTGCTATGGTGCGTACATTCGGCCGAAGCCCAGAACAGTACTTTAGCATTAGGATAACGAAGCTTTGCAGCTGCTACGATATCAACTAAGCGGTGTGGATCCAGTGTGGTGAAATCTTCGACGAAATGAACCGTGTCCGGGTGATTGGCTGCATGACTGGCAATGGCCATAGCATCGTGATTGATTCCGATCACTACTTTGGCTATTTTTTCACCGTTGATCTGTGCACGGTGAAATCCGGTCGTTGTTCCACCACCACCGCAAAAGCTATCAATTACTATTAGTAGAATTTCATTATCAATATTCATATCCGTGTATGCCATATTTCATGTAAAATAAAATGTTTTGCCCGATCCACTTCCGAATCGTTGCTGTTTAATGGTTGCAGTAAATGGTAGATCGTTTTTGTTTATTTGATCCAGTGCATTTTTTATTGGCGTTGCATTCGTAAAAAACTTACATTCTATTCCTTCATGCTTTACCTTCAGTATATACCGGCCATCGCCGTGAGTTGTTTTTACATTTGCTTCAAAATCCAGTATTTCTATTTCTACGTTTATCACGTCCTGAACTGATACCACCGGAACATTGAATATGTGTTTATCTTCAAGTGGCTTTACGCCCAAATCAGAGAATTTTTTCATTCAATACTTTTTTAAGTAGATGCTTCGAGTCACAGTGCTTAGCCCATCCTAACCAGGGAGCAATTTGCATTTTGTAATTTTTAGCATCAATATCTTTTTTATTCAACTTTGCAGCCTTTCTGCAAAGCCGTTTTTTAATCGATTTACGCATCAATATGTGCGTGTGATAGAATTTGTAACCAACGAAGTCAATGCCGCGAGAATCGACCGGAAACACTTGAAAATTGCCCTTTAGTTTCAGGTTGAGTTCATTGCTTAGATATTCGGTTATTTCGTTCAATAATCCATGTAAATATGCTTTATTCGGTGCAAGTATCACCATATCGTCGGCGTATCTGTAGTAATACTTTACTTGCTTCGTTTCTTTCAACCAGTGATCGAAATATGATAAATACAAATTAGCGAAAAACTGACTCAGATAGTTTCCGATTGGAACTCCTGGAGCGGAGTCAATAATCAAATCAAGCAAATCAAGTAGTCGGTTATCTTTTACCTTTCGCCGGATAATGTTTTTCAGTATTTCATGATCAATGGTTGGGTAGAATTTCCGTACATCCATTTTCAGACAGTAACGTTTATTTTCAACGTCCTTTAAATCCCGTTTAATCGCTTTTAAAACGGCATGTATTCCACGTCCTTTTATACAGCTATAAGTATGCTGAATGAAAATACTTGTCCATATTGGCTCCATTACATTCATGATGGCGTGGTGAACTACTCTGTCACGAAATGGAAGTCGATAAATCTCCCGTTCTTTTGGATCATAAATCGTGAACACGCTATATTCTGAAGTTCTATAAGTTCCGTTTACCAATTCAGTTCTCAACTGTCTCATGTTATTTTCCAAGTCCTTTTCAAAGAGCCTAACACCGTAAGTGTTCGTTTTACCTTTTCGGGCTTTCTCCCAAGCGAGAACCATATTATCTTCGCTGCATACCTGTTCGTATAGGTTATTGTGTCTTTTCATTGCTTTGCTTTTCGTATCGGAGCATTCGGTTATCCTACCAGCACCTTTTGAAGTTTGTTATTTTTTGCCAAGCGGCAAGGCCTTTGTCTTTGTATCTTTTAGCATAGGTGCGAGGCGTAACCCGCAAACGCATACGAGTAATCGAAAGACGTATCGCTGAAAACGAAGCCACCGGAAGACATTTTAAACCAAGGATACCACTTGCGTTGATCACTATCGTTCCAGTCACATTTCCAACCTTTGTTGAGCGCTTGAGTGATAGTTTTAATTTTACGATAAGTGATTTCGTCATCCGTGAAACCTACTTGTTTCATTTTAGCCTCATCAATAGGTTGAATACCTAGTTCCGCACATGCATCCTCGTATGTTTTGATACGATCAGTAATTTTTTCAGAGAAAAACTCTTTACCGAAAGTATCTTCCAGCGAAGGTCTCATTTCAGGTATTTCCTTGTACATTTTCCGGGCATTGCTCGGAGATATTTTCATTGTTTGTAAAGTTTCCATTCTTTTGTTAGTTGTTAATTATTGTTTTTCTTCCCATACTCCTTTTGGTAGTTTACACATCCATTGTCCAACAGGCTCAACTAAATCATAGATATGTTTAGCCTCAAATTCTTTGCTAAATAGATTCTTGTAAGCAATTAATGTTATTTTGAAATCATCCTTTTTCAACACGTAATTATCAAGAACCAAAAGCATACAAGAAAAGCCCATCACCTTTTTTAATTCCTCTTCATGAATTTTCTTTTCATGTGATTCTTTAGCCTGTTGGCGAAAGGCTTTTCTTTGAAGTTGCTTAACCGACGGCATCGTAAACGTATAAATCCATTATCAGAGTCTCAGAGATCGCGACAGTTTCATAGTCTGCCATTGATCCTTTCATTCCTTCGGTAATTCCGTCCAATGCTTCTTTTATATCATTGGCCTGTACAAGCATTGTTACCGGAGTTTTCTTTTCAATCCCTTTTTCTTCATAAAGCGATACAAACATCACTTTTGCCTTGTACCACTTGTCTCCATTTTCGTTGAAGAAAATTTCATTGATTTTCTTTCGTAGAACTTTATCTACTTTGAATTCACCGCTAATGAATGGCTTCATCTCTTCAATGATACGGTTTTCAGCTTCCGCATGACTTAGAGCATCAACTAAGTAGTGCTCTTTTACCTTTACAATTTTGCCTTCCTCGGCTGTTTTTTCGTAACCAATTACGGTTTCAAACCAGTTATGCATGTTTACTTTGTTTTATGTTCCGTGTATCGGAACTGGTTATTATTAAATGTTAGAAAAATTCAATTCAATAGCTTTATACTCTCCCTCTTCATCTTTTACCCATACACGGTAATAAGTTTTTGAATCGGGACGACGTTCGGCTTTTTTCAAAAGAGCACAACCTCGCGAGTACTCAGGATCGTTAGCACGACTTTCATGTCGCATAAGTAGATTTACTTTTTTAGGATCAAGTTTGCCGCCTTTTGTCTCGAATACATCGAGAATCAGTCCTTTTACCCAATCTTTCGAAGCCGTAATTGAGTTTGTAATGAATGACATAAAAATGTCTTTTGCAGCAATACTTAAAGCTTCGTCGTAGGTTATCAATTCATTAACACTACGTTCAATTTTTATACTTCTATCAAAATTGAACATCGTGAAATTTCCTTTGTAATTAGCGGCTCTTTCAATACCATATTCAGCTACAAAAGCCTTTTCTGCCTCTTCTACAAGTTCTTTTATTTCTTGTTTGAAATCAACCAGCTTTTTGTTAGCCGTCTGAGCTTTAGTCACTATTTTTGAGCAAACAACCTCATGAAGTCGCTCTGTCTTTGTTACGCGCGAGTAAGGTATTTTTACCTTGCTTTCATCCAACCATATTGGATTTCTGTTTGTCTGAATCATATATTTCTATTTTTAGTTATTATATCCGTTTTTTATAGCAATGGTTGAAACTTCTGCCAGTCCGGTGCAGGATGTTTCAGGATGCAACAATGTTTGAATTTTGATGTTTATGTTATTGTATTTTTCTACAATACTATTCCATTGGGGATCAGTTGTAGGATGATCAATCATCCATTGAATGTATTCGTCCTGCAACTTTTCAAGTTCGTTTATTCTGTTTTCCTCTTTACGGCGTTGTTCTTTTTGATGATTTAGGTATTCAACCCGTTCCATTATTTCCGAAAAGTCATTACGCTGAATTATCATGCGTGCTTTTGCAGCCTCATCGAATTTTTTATTAAGCTCTAATCGCTTTTTCTCTTCAATAGCCTTAAATCTATTTTCTTGTTCTAATGTTACTATCATATTCCTTAATTTAAAGTGGTTAACTTATCTATCATTTCCTGATTCATTTCTCTCACTTTTCCCATATCTTTTGCCATATGTTTAAAAGCATTATAGAGACTTTGAAGCTTTTGCTCCGATATGGAGTTGAATCGTATACTAAGCGAATAACCTTCCGGTATTTCGGCAGCACGGCATGCGATTGCTTTTACAAGGTTCATATCAGCAGGAGTTCCGAGACTCGCACGCCATGCAAATATGGAAGCTATCAGGCGTTTGCGCATAGTGTCAAGTTTTGCCTGTTTGTCAGCTTCTTTCTGACCAAAAGTACTTTCAATAGCATCGCACACCTGAGCTAGTTCGTCTATTGTCA